TTGATCCTCGCCCACTGCCAGCGGTTCAAAGTGCAGGAGATTGCATTCGACCCGATGTGGGGTGGGGAATTCTTCGTTCAGTCGCTCACGCCACAGCTATCGAGCGGCACCAACATGGTCGAGATTCCTCAGAGAGCTTCGCACCTCTCCGCTCCCATGCGGCTGCTCGAAGAACTCACGTACAACCAGCGGATTCACCACAACGGTGATCCCGTGTTGCAATACGGCATTTCCAACGTCATCGCGAAGCACTTTGGAAACCTCATCCAGCCAGACAAAGAGAAGCCCGAACAGAAGATTGATCCTGCTGTGGCTTTGATGATGGCTCTTGCCCGCGCCTCCGTGGCACCCGTTGTCCAGTGGAGCAGCTTCGCGCCTTTCTTTCTTTAACGAGTTAATAGATGCCCCTTTTCGACCGTGAACTCATCGCGCTCAACCTCCCTCGACCCGAGCGTAGAGACCTCACAGCTAATCCGGCTGGCCTGTTCTCCGCCGCGTGGGATGTGCTCAGCAATACGCACACGACCGGCGCGGGTGAGCCGATCAACGAGACCATCGCTGCTCGTCACCTGACGGTTTATGTGTGCGTTCGCACCATCGCCGAAGACGTTGGCGACATGACGCTGCGCCTTTATAAGCGGCTTCCGAAGGGACGCCAGGAAGCAGTAGACGATCCACTTTGGCGGATGCTCTCCCTTGAGCCAAACAACGAGATGTCGGCCTCCACAGTGTGGGAACAGATTGCCGGGTGCATGGCCCTGACCGGCAACGCGTACGCCGAGATTCTCCGTAACAAAGAGGGAACACCTGTTGGGCTCTACCCGCTCGACCCCCGCATTACCGAACCAGTCCGTATGCCTAACGGCGCTCTGGCCTATCGCACCCGCGTCGGCGTGAAGGACGGTCAGACTCGCATTATCAAAGCTGCCGACATGCTGCACTTCCCTCTATGGGGATGGGACGGCCTCAAGGGTCTGTCGCCGATTGCCCAGGCACGCAACGACATCGGGCTCGCTATCGCAGCCACCAAGTATGGCGGCAAGTTCTTCGGCAATTCATCCCGGCCCGGCGGCATTCTCACGCCGACCGGCCTGGTCAGCGATAAAGACATGAACAACATGCGGTCGTGGTGGGAACAAGCCAACTCCGCAGAGAATCAGGGCCGCGTCAGTGTGTTGCCGAACGATTGGAACTACACTCCGCTTGCGTTGTCCCCCGAAGACAGTCAGTTTCTGGAGACTCGCCAGTTCAGCCGCACCGATATTGCAGCATTGTTTCGCATCCCGCCCAGTAAAGCTGGTGACACCACCAGACAGTCCAAGGCGAGCGCCGAGCAGGAAAATCTCAGCTACGTCACCGACACGCTGCGCCCGTATCTCGTCCGCATCGAGCGTGAGATCCAGCGAAAGCTGCTGCCCCAGGACAACTCCATGTTCGTGGAGTTCGACGTGAGCGAACGACTGCGCGGCGACTTCGCCACGACCATGACAGGATTCGCAGTCGGCAAGCAGTGGGGCTTCTATTCCACGAATATCGTGCTCGAAAAGCTCGGTGAGAATCCCATCGGTCCCGAAGGCGACATCTACTGGGCACCCGTGAACATGCAGAATGCCGCACGGCTTCTCGACACCGAATCCATTCAGGATCAGCCGATTGATACCGATAATCCGCCAGTGACCCCGGCAGAACGCAATCTGTTCGACGCCTATATTCCAGCGTATTCGAAGCTGTTCGTCGATGCTGTTGGCCGCGCCTCGTCACGGAGCAAGCGAGATGCGGAGACACTGACGCCGATCTTCGCGCCCGTGCTTGAATCCATCAGCTCGCTAGTGCTTACCGAGGCGAGGAGTCAATTCAATCTTCCCGACGACTGGAACCCGGCTGACAAGGTCATCAAGGACCTCATCAAGGCCGCAGCTTCCCGCGCCAAGGACTGGACACCAGAAACAAAAGAACAGGCCGCGTCCGTGGAGCTAAATAAGGCGCTGCGCTCATTGCACATCGGCATCTTCCGCGAAGCCGGGGCGACCGTAGCCATCAGGAGCACCAATGAATCAGGCAGTTGAAACCCGCCAAGTTACGCATGAGTTCCGCGTATCCGCTGAGGACGAAGATCCCCGGATCACCGGATATGCAGCAGTGTTCAACACTGCCAGCGAAGATCAGGGCGGATGGACAGAGATTATCGATCCCACCGCGTTTGACAACGTTCTCGCGTCGAATCCAGACGTTCGCGCATTGTGGAATCACAACCCCGACCATGTTCTCGGGCGCACCACGGCTGGCACCTTGCAGCTTTCATGCGACGCCACCGGACTGGCCTACGTGGTCACTCCACCGGCCACTAGTCTCGCAAAAGACCTCATGGTTTCCATGCGCCGTAAGGATGTAACGCAGTCCAGCTTTGCTTTCATCTGCAAACGTGACCAGTGGACCGACAACCAGGACGGCACCGTGACACGGCGCATTCTGGAGTTCGATTCTCTTCTCGATGTCTCTCCCGTAACGTATCCGGCCTATCCCGCCGCGACCTCTCAGGTTCACAGTCTTCCGGCATCGATGCCAGCGGAGATTCGCTCCCGCATATTGGCAGAACCCCAGTCGCTCCGCTCTCTCGGCGACATGCACGATGATGACGACCTTTGCGAATGCAACTGCTCTCAGTGTGCATCCGGCGCCCATGGCATCTGCTCTGCCGATCCCCAGGGTGAATTCGCCACTCGTTCAGTATCAGAACGCGACCGTATGTACATGCGTCTGACTCTTCTGTCTCTGAGTTAACAAACAAGTCTTGCAGGCGAGGCGCCTCCCGGTGCTGCCTTCGATGGCTGCTCGCCCGCCGTAAAGAAAGTCCCTGCCCGCCGCAGTGTGGCTTGTCCTCGCAACACCCAATCCCCTCCCGTGCCGCCTCTCCGCGCACAAAGGACAACCCTATGAATATCTCTCAGCTTACTGAGAAGCGTAATAAGCTCATGACCGATGCTTCGGTCATCGTGGCGGGTGAAACCATCTCCGCCGAACAGCGCAGTCAATTCGACGCGCTCACTGCCGAAGTTGCACTCGTAGACGGTGACATTGCCCGTCTTCAGGCAATCGAAGAACACCGTTCTTCTCTTCGCAACCCCGTCAATCAGCCCCGTCCCAACCCTTCCGAGTCCAACGACCCCGAAGAGCGCGCAGAAGTTCGCAAGGCTCAACAGGCCGCCTCTCTCCGCGCATACATGGCAACCGGCAAGGTCGAAACTCGTGACCTCACGGTTGCTGGTTCCGGTGTGGCCATCCCCATCGGCTTCAATCCCGCAGTCGTCGAAGCGCAGAAGTCTTACGGACAGATTTACGACCTCGTAAACGTCATCAAGACCGATCACGGAAACCCCATCAAGATGGTGCTCGACAACGACACCAGCAACAGCCTGCAGTCCGTCACGGTCGGCACGGCTGCCGGCGAAGTTGATCCAACTCTCTCTGGCGTCACCCTCCAGGTGGACAACTACACCACCGGAGTCGTCAAGGTCGATAACGGCTTCCTCACGGATGCTGGCTTCGATGTTGAGACCTGGCTTCGTGACCGCTTCCTGCAACGTTTCTTCCGTGGCGTCTCCGCCCTCATCCTCGCCGGTGACAGCGGCAACATCGCATCTCTGAATACCGAAGCCAACGCGACATTCGTGTCCTCAGCGACAACGAACGAAATCAGCTACATCGACTTCGCCTCAGCTATCGGCACCCTCGATCCGGCTTATCAGCTTAATGCTGCGTGGGCAATGTCCAACGCGACCCTCGCGAAGGTCATCGGCCTGACAGACTCCAACGGTCGTCCTCTGTTCCTTCCGAACTGGGGTAATGCTTCACTAGGCTTCGTCGGCTCCATCCTCGGCTACCCTGTGAAGCTCGTCACGCAGCTTCCGGCTGTCGCCACCGGCAACTACCCGGTGCTGTTCGGCAACTTCAAGGAAGGCTACACGTTCCGTCAGCAGAATCCAGGTATCGGCATTCTGCGCCTCAACGAACTGTATGCCGCAGGATACGAGACCGGCTTCGTCGGCTTCTGCCGTGTCGGTGGCGTGAGCACAGATGCGGGAACGCATCCGCTCATCTCGATCAAGATCAGCTAACCACACCCCAACCAAGGAGGCGCGGTTTACGCCGCGCCTCGCACACCTCCCGAGTCTGAATGATCCTTTCAACCCAAATTGTGACTCCGCCCATCGCGGAGCCGGTGACGCTCGACCAGGCGAAGCTCCATCTCCGTGTGGACTTCGATGACGACGACACGCTGATCACCGCACTCATCGTCGCAGCACGCGAATATGCGGAGCGCCGCACCAGAAGAGCCTTTTTCAATCAGACGTGGATGCGAACGCTGGACTTCTTCCCTCTTTACGGGAAGCTTGAAGCGACGCGCAACCCCTCCGAGCGATACACATGGCCGTACGGCACATGGTATTGGGATCAGGTCACGCTCCAATTGCCCTACCCCAGGACTCTCGCCGTCACCGGCATCACCTACCTCGACAACAACGCTGAGCAGCAGACGCTCCCGACCGACGCCTACAACGTCGATACGACTTGCGAACCGGCACGCATCACCCCGGCGCAGGGAATGTTCTGGCCGATCCTCAACAATTACATCCCCGGCTCCGTGGTTATCACATTCGTGGCTGGGTCCTACGTAAAGGCCGTGACGGGGGAGACGTTCACCGTCCCGTCCAGCGCGCCATATTCGTACACCCCGGCACAAACGCCGGTCACGGCGATCACGTCTCTGGTTGACGGTGAAGGCCACACGCCCTCATACACGTTCGCCGATGGCGTCCTGACGTTTCCGTCCGGCTCCGCAGGCTTGAATTGCACCCTCGACTATTACGCGGGGACCTGTCCGCTCTCGATTCAGCAGGCCATGCTCCTGCTCATCGGGCACTGGTACCAGCACCGGGAAACAGTTTCAGATCTCGCCCTGAGAAATGTTCCGACAGCCGCCGATGCGCTGCTCGATATGCACGCATTTCACATCATCGAGTACCGCTAATGACGAGCATCGGACAGCTAAATCGCAGGATTTCGATTCAGTCCCAGACCACCACGCAGGATGACTTCGGTCAGCTCGTGCAGACATGGACTCAGGACTATGAGTGCTGGGCAAACATCGATGTCCAGCAGTCGCAGCTTATCTACTCGACCGCCGAGTTCATTTCCAAAGTCACGCACCGGATCACGATGCGCTGGACCTCATCGGTAGTGATCCAGCCCAACATGCGGGTCATTTACACCGAAGCGACTACAGGCGTCGCGCACACCTACAACATCGAGGCCCTCGTGAACCCCATGCAGGGAAATGTCTGGGTCACGGTCCTCTGCTACGAACTCAACGCAAACGAATGATCGAGTCCTCTCTCTTTGGCGTTCTTTCCACCGCCGCAGCCATAACCAGTCTCGCCGGTACTCGCGTGTATCCAGCGGTCCTGCCCACTGATCCCACGCTGCCGGCACTCGTTTACCTGTTCGTCGGCGGTACGGGCCAGCCCAGCTTCTCGACACGCGGGATGCAGAAGGCGCGAGTGGAAATCAACTGCTGGGGCTCCAGCTACAGCAGCGCGGTAACGCTCCGCGAAGCGGTCATTCAGACCCTCGGCGGTTACACCGACGAGAACTTCGCCGCGATGTACATGCAGTCCACAGACTTCTTCGATCACGACCTGCTCCAGTTCCGAGCCATGGCCGAGTTCTACATCTTCTACGCCGCGTAAGCGGCATCCCCCAAACCCCCTAAACCCTCTCCTGTGCTCGACACAGGAGCATTCAGGAGACCCCTATGTCTACATATACGGGTACAAAGGGTCAGGTCTCAGGCATCGGTGCAGTCATCAGCATCGGTGAAGTGACTGGCACTTCCGGTACCGAAACATTTTCCACTATCGGTGAAGTCACGGATGTGAAATTCAGCGGTCGCAAGCGCGACACCGTCGATGTCACGAGCTTTGGCTCCGGTGGCGTGAAGCGCAAGCTTGGCACCATCCTTGATTATGGCTCCGCGACCCTGACCACGATTCGTGTTCCCGGTGACGCGGGACAGCTTGCGGTGATCGCCGCGAACGTCGCGGGCGTTGCCTACGACTTCAAGATTCAGCTTCCCGTTGATACCGAGGCCGGTCAATCGACGACCGGTGATCTCATCGCCGCGTCGGGAATCGTGACCGAGTCGAACTTCGACATCAGCCTCACGAAAGCGTCCGAGTTCACCTTCACCATCGAGTGGGACGGCGCATACACCGTTACCGCTGGCAGCTAATTCATCGAAGGCGCGGGACTCCTTGTCCCGCTCCGCCCCAAAAGAAACATTATGTCCAAAAAGATCGCACAAACGCCCGCCGACCCAACCCTTCCGAAGACTCCCGTCACCATCGCTGGCAAGACTTACAACTTGTGTCTTGACCTCGGTGCCCTAGCTGAGGCTGAAGCGGCACTCATCGCGCAGGGGCACAACGTCAACCTTCTGTATGCGCTCCCGAACCAGAATCTGAGCAACACGCAAATTGTCTTCGCCGCCGCGCTGCGAAAGTTCCACCCGGAAATCATGTTTGAGGAAGCCAAGTGTCTCCTCACCATCGATGCGCTCTACACCGTTGCATTGAAGATTCAGGAAGCGTGGAAAGCAGCCACACCTGAGCTGGACACAACTCAGTCCCCTCCCCAGCCCGGCGCATAGACCGGGCTGAAGTTTCCAGTGAGCAGCAGTGGTTGTACTGGTGGTCGTTCGCACGTTACGACCTCGGCATTGATTCAGACGAGTTCTTCTCGCTGACTCTGCGCCAGCTCCATGCGCTCCGCAAGCGCCACGAACACAAGATCGAACACGACGAGTTCATGCTGGCGCAACTGACCAGTTACCTCATCACATTCGGCTACAAGTCTCCCAAACAGTCTGTAAAGCCCAGCGACTTTATGCCGTCGCACTTTGGGAAGACTCGTTCCTCTCAGCAAATGCCACGCATGACCAGGAAGCGCAGACGCATCATCGCGGATGCCTTCAGAACATTCTTTCCCCCAACAGATGCCACCAGCACTCACAGCACAAATCGTAGGTCTCAGGGAACTCGACCAGAAGCTGACGGAACTCAAGACCACCCAGGCAACGAAGATCATCCGTGATGGTCTGAAGGCCGGTGGAGCAATCTTCCAGGCCGCCATTCAGGAACGCGCTCCTGAGCGCCCAGACGTACCTGCCGGTGATGCTCTGCCTCCCGGCGCTCTCGCTCTCGACATTGAAATTCACATGGGCAAGGACAGCAGCGGTCTGCCAGCAGCCATCGTCACCCCCGGCAAGTACACGGCGCATGTCGCCAACATGGTCGAGTATGGCCATCGCATCGTCAGGGGCGGATACAGCCATCAGGTTGTCAGGAATGGCAAGATCGTCGGTTATCGGGGACCGGGTCGGCAACTGAAAAGCGCAGATGGCACGTTAGCCCAGGTACCGGAACACCCGTTCATTCGGCCCGCGTATGAGGCCGTCCGTGAAGAGGCGGTCGCCACAACTGTTAAGACCATCGCCGATGGCATCGAGAAAGCAAATAAATAATGAGTGAAGCAGCAGGCAGCGTAAAAGTCATATTGGCAGCGGACGCGAGCTCATATTCCGCCGCGCTCACGCTTGCCCAGAAGCAGCTGGACCAGCTACAGGGATCAGTGAATCGTGCGGGGCACGCCACTGTCTCGCAGATGCAGGCCGCATCTGCTTCCATCCGCCTCTTCGAAGGCGGTATGACGAACAACGTCCGCGCCGTTGAGCGTTTCATCACGACCATTCCCGGTGTCGGTAGGGCCCTGAAAGCCGCATTCCCCATCGTGGGTGGTCTGGCACTTGCTGGCCTTTTCGTAAAGCTCGGTGATGATGTCGTGAAGTTCATTCAAACAGCACGGCAGATTCCTCAGGCCCTGCAGAGCGCATTCCAGGCGTCGAACCTGTCCATCACCACGACCAATGATGAACTGAGGAAGTCGAACGATCAACTTGCAAATCAGATTGCACTTCTCGAAGGAAAGCCAGCGAACAATGCAGCCATCGCACTGGATGACGCGCGGATCGCAGCAGACAAGCTCGCGAAGTCACTGCAGGAAGACAACAAGCAGATCACCGAACTGTTGAAGGCAAATGCGCTCAACCCATTCGCCGCGCTTCTCACTGGTCAGGCCCCAACCGGGGGATCTGCCGACGCAGTGAAATCGTGGGCTGCGGAACTGCAACGCCGCTCCAACAACGTCGTCATCGCACAGCACCAATACGGTGTGGGCAGCGCAGAGGATGCGGCTGCACAGGCCGCACTTGCCCGGTCACAGAAAGATGCAGAGGCGGAAATAGGAAAGCGTCTCGCAGACGCTCAGCGCACTCAGGCCGATTACATTCGAGTCGGTGCCGGTCGCGGTATCGAGAATCAAAGCGGCAATATCGACATTCTTCAGGGCTATCAGGCTCAGCTTTACGGTCGTGACGATGAAGCGAGTCTCGAAAAGACCAATGCTCAGGAGTCGGCGAAGAAGCAGCAGCTTGAAGATGCAAAGAAGTTCGCCGCACAGCAGTCTGAAACTCAGCGAAAGATAAACGACCAGACCCATCAGGATTCAGCAGCTCTCGTCGCCATGCGCCGCGAGAATGCCGATCAGATGGATGAATACTCCAGAACACCCGGCCTGATTGCGCCTCACGGCTTGTTCGGCCTCAACGGACAGCAGGCAGAAGCTCCCAACGCTGTGCCGTATGAAGCGCAGGGTCTTGCCGCCACTCCCGACTTCACGAAGGGTCAGGAAGAACAGGCCGAGTACCTCAAGAATCTAAACGAAGGCGTCGCAATTCAGAAGCAGAACGCTGCTGCGTTCGCTGAGTCTTCCTTGCAGATGGCGGTCGCAACCGGTCAAATGTCGAAGCTCGACGCCGCGCAGATACAGGCGCAGCTTCATGCCGACGAGTACAACGACACCCTTACGAGTCTCCAGGATGCACTGGCCAACGTCGGCAATCTCGGTCTTTCAGCGGATGAGCAAAAGGCGAAGACCTCAGAACTCAACAACCAGATTTCTCAATTGACCGGCTCACGCAGCATCCAGGCAATGCAGGACGAAGCGAATATCCGCGCTGCAACCGCGATGGATCAGTTGAGCACTGCCGTCGCAGACCTCGCGAACAAATTCACCGACTTAGGTGCGCAGATTGCGTCACTGACGGTCAACACCATTCAGGCTTACAACCAGACTCTATCCACCGCCCTGATGGCCCACGCCGTCAACGGGCGCGAGTATCGCGCTCAACTCGGCACCGCGCTGGTCAACACCACTCGCTCCACCGCTGCTTCCGGTCTCAACATGGCCATGCAGGAAGGTGAAGGTTCTCTACTCAAAATGTTGACGGGCAAGAACCCGATGGCGAAGTTGGGAACGAAAGATAACCCGATGTACGTCCGTAATGCGGACGCTCTGGCCAGCACGGCGGGGAGCAATGGGCTGCTCAGCGGTCTGTTCTCTTCACAATCGTCCAGTAGTGACGACAGTGATTCCGGTGGAGGCAGCATCTTCGGTCAGTTCATCAGCGGAGCCATTCAAGGCATCGCTGGTTTCGCTAACGGTGGAGACACGCCTTCAAATATGCCGATGCTCGTGGGTGAGAGCGGGCCTGAGATTTTCAATCCGGGCGTCGTGGGACACATCATCCCCAACAGCAAACTCACGGGCGGCAGTTCTTCCTCTCCCACCATCCACATCGATGCACGCGGCAGCAATGACCCGGCGCAGGTCGAAGCTGCCATTCACCGCGCTATGCCGCAGTACCTTTCCATGGCTGTGGGTGCCTCACTCAACGCCACGCAGCAATACAAGCAGCGCCGTCCCGCATCCGCAAGGTAACGTCGTGGCCCGGGCGAAACTTTAATGGGCCCCCCACTGCGACCTCAAGGTGAGCCAAACAACAACGCCGATTCCTATAACAAAGATGGAGATGGCAACCCACCCTAAGACAGCCTGTCTCTTGCGCTCGGCAGGGTCCGTTGAGGCATAAATTACGCGTCTACCCCGCCTTATAGTCGGCTTGTAATAAGTCTTCACGTCAGCAATGCTCTCACGCCTCCAGCAGCCCTACAAGAACTTCCACATCCCAAACGCGGCCAGAGAGTCCAGCTTCCATCGCGGCATGACGAGGAGTGTCTGATGCACGCAGCTAGTTACGGAATCTCGAACTGACCAAATATCCGCGGTAATCCATGTCCATAACAGTCATCACAGTTGGCGGTAATTCCGTCAACCTCGTAGCCACGCCCGACACACCCGTTCCACGCTCCGTGCAATTCACTTTCTCGGACGCGGTGGGCACCGTCACCTCTCCGTTTACTGGACAGGTGCAAACCCAGCAATGGCCGGGTGCGGACATGTTGCGCGGCGTCGTCACACTTCCCCAGATGATCCAGGCCGCCGCCGACACATGGATCTCGTTCCTTATGGAATTGCGCGGCATGGCGAACGCCTTTCAGATGGGCGATCCCATGAAGGCCACACCTCGCGGTACACCTTCCGGTTCTCCCGTGGTAAACAACAGCGTCTCATGGGGCAACATCGCCGGTAGCCAGCAACTCGGTACCAATGGCTGGACAGCATCGGCAACCAATCTACTGCTTCCCGGTGATTACATTCAGGTCGGATACCGGCTGCATCGCGTTCTGGATGTGGTCGATGCAGACTCTGGTGGCAACGCCACTATTTCAGTCTGGCCTTCGCTGCGCGAGACTCCGACGAACGGCGAAATGCTCATCACCACCGGCGCTCAAGGGCTATTCCGACTCGCCACAAACGAGCGCACATGGTCCGCCGACCAGACGCTGCTCACTTCTCTCTCGTTCAAGATTCAGGAGTACAGATGAGCCGGAACATAGATTCAACACTGGCCGCTGGACTCGCGGCTTCCAACATCCAGCCCTTCATTCTGGCCTCCCTCACATTCAAATCAGGGACGGTCTGTGTCTGGTCTGGAGTGGGAAACCTCACATGGGGCGGCAACACATATTTGGGTGTTGGTTCACTCGGAACCATCAGCGCAATCTCTGAAGGGACTTCGGTACAGGCAGATGGCATGACCGTCGCGCTCAGCGGCATTCCTCTCCAACAGGGGATACCTGTTTATATTCCGGCAACGGCTGCGCCATGGGTACCGGGTCTGACGGGCAATTCTGCATACAACTACGGCTACATCCCCGGTCCTCAGCCGTATGGCTCGACCTCTCCCGTCGTTGTTCCGCTCTCTCTAACTGAAAGTGAGAGCATCACCATCACCGCATTTGGTTCGGTCACCCCGAACAGCAATGGAATTCCCTTGGGACCGGGCGACACCGCTGTTGGTCCTGCCGGTGCATACACCGATTCCAATAGCTGGCCGGGAGGTCCCTACGGCGGGGAAGTCTGGGGTCTTAACGCGCTGACCTGTGTTCCCGGTGCCAGTGCGTCCGGTCCTATCGCGACAGGCGGATTGATGGGCGCATTCACCAATTCCGATGGCGTAGTGGTTCAACCTGTAGCAATCGGTACCGGCGCAACGCTCACAGTGCCCAGCGGAGCCACACAGCTTCAACTGGGGATCAATGACAACGCATACATCTACAACACGGGCGGGTTCACCGCGACCGTCGCCATCGCTGGCTCCATTCCCATCTCCAGCAGCCTGATGAACGAGGCATTGACCGACGTTCAGATTGGCGCAGCCGCGCAAATCTACTTCGGCCTCATGTCCAGCGGTGCGATCGTCGGAACTCCATACCTCGCATTCAGCGGCACCGTAGACAAGCCGACCGTGAAGGTCGGCACCGATACGATGACCATCTCGCTCGCACTTGAGAATCGCCTAGTGAATTTGCAACGCGCGAATCAACGCCGTTACACCTCGGCGGACCAGCGTCTCTTCTATCCGACCGATACAGGATTCAATTGGGTGGAAACCCTGAACGACCGTGCGTTGAGGTGGGGATGATCATGCCACTCAAGCGAACAGAACACTGGGCGACGCGGGAATATCACGAGTTCCTTCTCCAAAGGGTCCACATACCCTTTAAGTGGGGAGAGAACGATTGCTGCCTGTTCCCCGCAGACGCTATCAAGGCTTTCACCGGCACCGATATTGCGGCCGATTTCCGCGGCAAGTACAACGATCAGCCAACGGCACTCGCAGCTATCAGGAACATCGCCGGTGGTAGCACCGTCGCTGATGCCGCCGCATGGGCAGCAAAGAAGCACGGCCTCGCAGAGCTGGAGCACCCGCTCATGGCTCAGCGCGGTGACCTCGTAGTTCTTCAGGACAGCGGCAACATCATCGCCGGAATCGTTCACCTGAATGGCCGACACGTCATCGCTGTCGGCGAACGGGGCCTGAAGCGCTTCTCAATCTCCTCCATTCAGAGGGCGTGGAGAGTCTAAGACTCCCTCACCTCTCATCTTCATCGGCTGCCCACGGGTGGCCTTTCTTATTTGGACCCAACACATGAGTAAAGCAGTTGAAGGCGCAGCCATGTTGGCTGGTGCCGTGGGCATGGGCGCTCTCGCCATGCTCGACCCGGCGCTTCTCGCCTCCCCCTTGTTCGACAAAGTCTGGGTGTCGCTGATTGTCGGCGGCATCTCCATGGAAGCCGGTGCCATCGCTGATGCGCTTACGCAGAATCGTGGTATCGGCATCACTACACGCCAACCTGCTTCATTTCGCCAGGTGATCTATGGCGAGCAGCGCGTGCCTGGTGTCATCGTCTACAGTTCCACAACTGGATCTTCCTACGACCAGTACAACTTCGTGATCGTCATCGCCGGTCACGAAATCGATTCCATCCTTGGACTTTATCTGGATGGCCGCAAGGTCTACTTCGAAGGCTCTGGTGGCGGGTGGGCAGCAGGGCCGGGCGGTGTCTACTTTGGAGGCACCGCCAACAGCACCAGCTACACGGGACCAGGCGGTCAGCAGTACAACTTCGGCGGCCTCGTCTATTGCGAGGCGCGTTACGGCAATCAGGAGGAAGGGGATGTAATCTCCGGCCTCACCGCAAATGATCCCATCTGGGCGGCATCATCATCCGGCAGTCCCTGGCTCGGCGGTTGCGCCTATGTCTACCTCAAAGTCGAGTACGACGCCGCGATGTTCCCCTCCCTGCCTGAAGTGCGCTTCACGGTGCGCGGCAAGAACAACATCTATGACCCTCGCACGAGCACAACAGGGTTCACGAACAACTGGGCGTTGATCGTCGCCGATGTTCTGACGGATACCACATTCGGCCTCGGTGATGTTGGCTCGGTGAACACCGACCAGCTAATTGCCGCGGCGAACGTCTGCGATGAACAGGTAGAACTCGGCGCGTTCGCTGTCGGCGCGGCATCTGGTGGCATCGACTCCATCGGC